ACTATACCATTCTTCTGAAGCAACGCATCGGTGAACCACGAATAAAGTATTTCCCAACCAGAATTGTCCTTAACAAATACATGATTCACATAATCAGTAGCTTGCTCCGCCATCTCAACATCTTCTGGCCCTGTAGGATTAAACTTGACCATCTCATCACCTGATGCAAAAATACGCATCAAGGATGGTTTTATCCATTCTATGGTATCTTGTACAGTAGAGTCAACAAACTGTGACCTACCTTCTACTTCGTTTCCAAACGGTAGTGAGTAGTAATACTCCATAGCCATCTCACGTTGTTTGGATAACTCATCTGAAAAATATCCCAAAGATGCGCGAAGTTCCTGATCTATTCGCGTCTTTAGTTCTTCTTCGGTCATTTGTTCAGCCATTATATAATACCATATTGTTTATACTCTAAGTTTTTTGTCCATGTAGGGTCTGACCCTGAAACAGCAAATCGTGTCGCCATCGCAGCGTAACGTGTAGCAGACATCAGGTCATCTCTGAATGGGACAATTTTACCAGCTTTCCTATGATACATCCTAAACTCTTCCCACCAGTCAGATAAAGTCGAGAACACTTTAAATTTATTGTCTTCCATTTTTTGGAGCATGGACATTATACCCTCTTCAACAGAATTGCCGCCTTTGTTATGCCCAAGTGCGGGAGGGTTTTCAAAATGAGAGTGTAACATATTGCAACCAAGGTTGCGGTACTGGTCAGCCAAACCGGGATTGCCCATAGAATCACGCCTATTTCCATCATGGGGCCAACTAATAGGTATGTAACTAGGACGGGTTTTAATCTGAGCGGCATGGACTGATGGCGGGGATTTGGCTTGTCGGTAACAATCGTATACATAATATATATCTTCATCCCTATCAAATGCCATCCAAACTAGGGCTGTAGGGTGGTCAAATCCAAAATCAATCCCGCATATTCTAGGCCAATGATTTTCCAACATAATTGGGTCAATCATTAGCTTTTCTTCCATTACCGGGAAGACTAAGCCAGAACCTATGGATGGCCTACCATATCTCCGCATCTCTCTTTCGTGAGGGCTGTAACTGGACAGTATCTGTTCCATTACATCCTCATTTAAATGCCCATTGTTGCCGCCCATGGATACGATTTTCTCTGACGCATCATCCCATGTTGCATTAACAAGAGCCTGTCCAGGTTGTAACCTGTTCATAAATGAAGCAACAGTCTCAGTCATCCCTGCTTCTGGGGTGAATGTCATGTAGACCATTCCCCGCCTATCTAGTGTTCTCGTTACTGCTTGCGAGTAGATATCCCTCGAAGGTTCCTCGTCAAGCCATACGCAATCCACTGATCGACCTTGCCACTTTTCAACACCCATTTCATAGGCTTTAAAGAATAAAGAAGAGTTCCCACCGGAAACATGCTTAACTAATGCCACACTCTTTGCATTAGGTACGCCGGGTTTTCGTTCCGTTTTTATTATGTAATCTTTTGGAATGGTACCCGACCCAAAAGCATCAGGGTCATCGGGAGAACCCAATAGTTCAAATTGCACTATATCTCGGGTTGTTTCGTTAGATACACCCCCAGCCCATGCAACAATAGGCTGTTTAAAGACCCTACCTTCCCACCAATCAGGGTATAAGCCTGTTAAATGATAAGACAGTTCTGCACTTCCGCAATAAGATTTACCTATGCGGTTAGCCGCCATAAGTAATCTTTGGTTAGCATCCTTGCCTGTCAGATGAAACTTTAACTGATAAGGATAAGGATCATAAGAGCCTATCCTATTATACCTCTCCCTAGTCCTTTGGGCTTGTAAGAGGTCAAGTAGTAAGTCTTTATCTTTAGTGTCTAATAAGGCTGTCGATTTGGCGCTGGATTTCTTCATCACTCATGGATTCGATATTGGTTTGTTCAATCCTTTCTATAGGCTTGAGTCCCGCTCTGTCGAGTAAGTCTTTGATTGCCGATATCCTAGCAGTATCGCTAGTAGATGTCTCTGCTATAGTTGTTAGCAAGTTTAGCATGTTAGGTACCTTGTCTGCAAGCACTTCTTTTGTCTTCTCAGCGATCAAGGGTCTAAGCTGTTCTTTTAGCTGATGCCCTTGTTGTTTCGCTGTCTTTCCAGAATAGCCAGCATGTAGAGCTGCTTTGGTAGCATTACCTGTTTCTGCATAAAACTGCACAAATTTATCTTGTCTGTCCGTCATCTGTCAGGCTCCGGTGTCCGGATCACGATCAAAAAATCCCTTCACACGATCTATTTTTCTACACTGAGGTTCATCAGGATATACCTCACAGTACATTTCTTTTTCTGTTATTCCTCTTCGATAAGCCTCTAACTGTATAGCTGCTAGGCCGGGGTTTCTACTCATATACTGACCAGATTCCTTGTCATATTCCCCATAAGCCTTACCAATCAAGTTTACAAAATTCCGTGTATCTTCTCGCATGTAAGGGGTGGGGTAGCGGTCACCCGGAGTCGTAGCAGAATAGATCATGTCATGCTCTCTACTGTGGAGTTTGTCATACGCTGACCTACCTCTTGCAATGCTTTTGTTGTAATCCACTTGCTTTCCTACATCTGCATCACGGTGACCTTTTGGCAACGCGGCTCCCCCAAGAAATTTACCCCTTCGCTCAGTAAAGAATGGGGATCGAAAAGCGTAATCATAGGCTTTGTGCATTCTTTCGTGCATACGCATATCGGCAACATTATCTCCGCCATATCTAGGATCTAGGGGAAAGTTTAAGGCCGGGTTTTGTTCTTTATCACTAGCTGTTATATTAAAAATTGGTCTACCCATACGACCACTTACCATCTCTTTATTAATATTTATTGTATCAAATCTTTTCCTTTTATCTAATCGACGGTAGTGAGGATTAACTATAGGTGTAGATAGATCAGGATTTCTTACGTAGTTAGCTGTAGTGTCAGGAATTCTGTAACGAGTCCCAGAAGGATTAGGTTTCTGCACAGAGAAATTTCCTAGCCCTGCCACAAAATTAGTAGGTATATTCTCAGGTAAAGGAATTGGTACTCCTTCTTTGTAATACCTTTCTGCAGAAGGGTCACGTCGCATAGAATACTTCATTGTCTCTTCTAAATTAGGAACAGGGTAACCCGCTTGGCTATACAGTCCCATGCGCCTACGAGCCATCTCTAATAGAGCCATCTCATCCTCAATCACCGCTTGGCTTTTGCTAGCTCGACGCGCTTTCAAGAGTTGCCTTCTTTCTTTTTCGGTCATTACTTTAACTGTGGGTATTTACGCAGTACACATGATCGTATCCCAGAAGGATTGGGTGCATTGTGTGCTAGTTTAAGGGCAGATCTTGCTCTTGCCAATGTGTTGACAGGAAAGCTACCTTTTGGTGCACCGCCAGCAGGGCCACAGAAAGAAGATGACTTTACCTTACGGTACTCACCTACGTTAGAACCACCGGGTTTCTTCCTGGCTTTCCTTTCTGCTGCTGTGAACTCTGCCATATTATCCTCTCTAAGCCCCCAAATAGCCTCTCTAAGCGATGTTTAGGGTTTACCCCTAACTACCCCCTAGGGTAGCATCCAATTCATGTACCCTGGAGGATACTAGGTCTGGAAAGGCAAATGGAAATACTGCATGGACTACACCTACTACGGATAATAGTAGCATATTCCATGACAGTACCAAAGCAACCTTCATGTGCTTTAGGTAAGACATATCACTCTGTTTTAAATGGCTCATTTCTTTTTAGGTGGCCTTCCACGCTGCTTTCCATATGTTCCTTTTCCTTGTGGCATAGTATTTCCTTGGTTTAAACCTATATAAGTAAATGGTTGTGGGGGTTAAATACCCTTCCGCTGTATGGGTATAATATATATATATGTATACGTGGCGAAGGGGGTCCGTAGGGGGTCTCCAGGGGGCCAACTCTCAAGGCGAAGCCTTGCCCACTGATGCCCTCCTTTATGTGTGGGCAGTCCAAGGTCCATGTGTGTGTGGACAGAGGATATCTATCTGAGCATATATAGCTGTGCGCTTGAGTGTGTCTGGTAGTTGGTTCTGTCTCTCTCTCCCTAGTAGGTAAGCAGAGATCAGGTGTCTCTCATTCTTCTTTGAGGGTTCCCGCATAAATCTTTTGTTCGAAAGTTGTTGACGGGCTAACCGCTTTCGTGCTAATGATCATTATTCTACTAACTACTTTAGGAGTCCTCTAATGACGATCACAGAAGCGTGGGCTATCTGGCCGGAAACAAGCAGGAAAAGACTATCCTTCATCGCCACTAATGGGCCGGATAGGTTCGATGCAGAAGAAAAGAATCTAGATGGTTATTCATTAGTGCAAGCGGCGCGGATTCTGCTTGACATAACTGGCATACACGGAACCACAACCATTAATCCCAGTCAATCCTAAGGAGTCCCCAATGCTACAAGAAAGTATGACAAGCGAGCAGTACTTAGCCCTGGTAGTAAAATACGAACGCGACCCCGACGGGTCAACAACGTTGGAGGAGTTCGTAAGGCGGGCAGTTGGCCCCTGCCATGGGACCATGTTCATTAAATGGTGCGGCATGACGTTGGGCGTTGAGCCAGACGGCTATACACATTCATAAGGAGATTCATAGTGGATAGAATTACAGACAGTCACGTTGAACAGATGGCCACAGCTATAAACAAGCAGTTAGGCACACCCCTGGAGTACTTTGCTCAAGACTCTAACGGTGACCCGGTACGCACTCCCCGTGCCACCTGGGAGATTGAACTGGGGCATTACCACATCAGCCGTGCTTACGGTGGAGTCTGTCTACATCGTACAGACAACGAGTTCGGTGGCGTTGGCGATGTCTTCAACTGTGGGCATGTTCCTAAGCGCGACCTATATAACAGAATGCGCGGTTTCCTGGCCGGCGTGGAGGCTGTACAATGAAATATCCACCTTGGCCCATTCAAGCACCACCAGTTTGCACGGCCTACTGGGGTGACTCCGATTGGCTCAAATACTGGGAACGCTTCAGGCCGTTAGGCTACTCAGGCAAGGCGCTTGATGAGGAAGCCTTCAGTATTTTTTATGAGGCAGAACTGGAGAAATTTAGAAAGGGGCAACGCGGTTGGGGTTCCCCTTTTACCGCTAGAGGCTCAACCAAATATGTGGAGGCTGGAAAGTAAAGGTAATAACCCCCGTTTTCGTTGTAAACTATGATAATCTTAACCTTGACTAGTAAAGGAGTAATATTGTGGAGCGTAGGCGTACTGGTGAAACTAATAAGCATAGAAGGAAGAACTATTTGTCTAGATATCGTAAACTTATTAAGATGCAAAAGACCCATTATAGTAAATGGTTAGACGTAACTAAAGAGTTAAAAGAAATACAACCTCACTTGGAGAAAAGTAAACATGGAAATGGATGACCTTCCCTTAGTAGCAAAGAAGTACTCAACATACTATGGTACGGAAGTGGTAAAAGATAGCCATTTACTGACTAGCGTATGCCGACAACAGTTAGGCTTAACCATTGGGTGGTGTCTGGAGCAAGGTGTCGAATGTTTCGAGGATACTCACCGTTATATGATAGTACATAAGAACTTAGAAGATAGGATAGATGAGTTCGTAATGGCTAAAAATGACTTCTTTAAGTCTGTTGGTGTTACCACGATAGACGAGATGAACGAGTTCTCCCAAGGTTGGGATGGATTAAGTGTTAGTAATATGAATGAGTTAGTAATGAAAGCTGACAGACTAGATGATCTTGAAAGCGGTAAACATGCAGCAGAGTCTTCTTTAGAGGAAGCAGAAGCCGCAATAGACCAAGCGAGGTCTGACCTCAATGTCTAAAACGTATCCTTTAGCCTCAAAGGAAGCTATGAAACGAGAACCCTCCCTTGAGCCACCCGGTACTCGATTTAAAGGTACACCTGGGTGTGACTTCACATGTCAGCATGGTCATCAAGACTGTGCTGAGAAACCTAATGGCGATTGCTGGCTAGATTGGCTCAACCAGGAGCAGTTCCAGACGCAGATGTATGATGCAATGAATGATAACTATCTAGATTGAGGGTGAGGCCAGACCTGAGCAAGTCTTTAAACTGCTCACCCTTTGTATTCATGCGTAATATGGTTGCTATTGAGTCGTTTGTAAGCTGTTTTTGGAGCGTGTTTCTTGTACTTGTGCGGACTGTGCTTGGCTACCCAATTACGCTTTTTGAGTCGACGTAGCTTTTCTATTTCTTTTTCTTCCATGTTCCCTCACTATAGTAAGGTTTAGGCTGTAAGCCATTGATACTTATGATGGTTTTGCCGACGTCCTTTTTATGTTATAGTATAAGTTGTCAATAATAATAAGGGTAATAATATGGCTAATTTAAAAGACTTAGGTTCAGCTAGACTACATAAGCTAGTAAAAAGAGCTAGAACTATAATAACAGAATTACACATTACAAGAATAAAACAAGGTAGTATTGACCTTGATGACTATTCTAACAGATGTTTAAATATAATAGAACATATTAATAAATTACAGCTTAATACAGAAGATAAGAGATGGGCAAAGAATTATACACTAGCAGTATATAATTACTTGCAAACCTATGATGGAACTGAGAAAGTAAAACAGCAGTTTAACAGGCAATTACATGAGCATGTACTGGAAGATTGGTATAAACATGATGTTAATGCGGCAGATGCGTACTCAGGTGGATTAGGGTTTGCAAGCGTTAGTGGTTTGATGAATGCTTTGCCAGTAGGTGGAGCAAAGTACGACCCTTGGTTCCGTACTAAATGGCCCACATGGTATAATATTAATAGCAACTTAGAAGATACTGATTATTGGGTATTTAACAAAGGTAATAGAAATGAGTAATATTAGAGATATAGTAAATGCTGGATGATAATTCACCAGCGAGAAAACTTCTAAGTATGGATGAAGTTGAAGAAGTCCATATTGAACTTAGAGTGGGTACTACTACCCGGAGCATAGCTACAATGTTTAGCATTTCACCACAACTTGTAGGGCATATTAATAACGGTGATCACGCGCATTACCGCGTAAGGGGTTTTGTTTATCCTGTGCGGGTGCCTTTAACTAGGTGGAATTCAAAGAAGGTTAGAAACTTACCGAAGAAGCCACCTAATTGGTATGATAATCCTAATACCGATGGACCTTACATAGACGATTGCTATGAAATGCCAATTCTGCGATAAGAAAGCTACCCATTTAAATCCAGTAACTGTGTGTGACTTTCATTACGTTGAAGCGTATAGTTACCAAATGGTTGAAGGAGAAAGAGTACCCTTTAAAAAAGTACTGAAGCAACAGCTAGAGAAAGTTGGTATGTGGAAACAAGAGGGGGAAGAATTAGAAAAGTGGTACGAGCGTTGTAGAGAGTATTTCCATAATCGAACAAGGAAACACTAGTATGGCTAAAAATGCAAAGATGTTTCGTAAAGCTGGGTTTGAAGGAATCTGGAGAGGAGAGTCTAGGACTCTTGATGTCTTTGAAGTTCTTACAGATGCAGATAATGGAAGAGATATACCATATCTTCTGAGATCAAAACAATTTACTAACAGTCGAGTAGCTGAGTCGTACTTTATGAACAAAGTGGGGGTGGAACCCTAATGCAATATGCAATATTTGAAGGGATGAGGTCTATCCCGATAGCAACAGGGCAAAGAGCAGACTGTCCTGGGTGTGGTAACGAAGTTCTAAGTAAATGCGGTGAGATAAACGTCCATCATTGGGCGCATCTATCTGGAGTTGACTGTGATCTTTGGTCTGAACCGGAGACACCTTGGCACAGGAATTGGAAGAATAGATTCCCTGAAGAATGGCGCGAGGTTTTCATCAAAAACGGTAGCGGTGAATGGCATCGTGCAGATGTGGCTATACCCGGAGGGCCAGTGATCGAGTTCCAACACTCAAACTTAAATTCAGAAGAGATAAGGAAACGGGAAGAGTTTTATACCAAACACGCAAATGGAATAATCTGGATTGTAGATGGTGAGGAGTTCATGGATAGATGGGTTCGCAGGAGTTGGGAAAGGTTTAAGTACGATGGGCATACATCACCGGGTTCTCCTTTTGATAAGGTTTGGTTTAGAGATGAAAGCCCGTTAGATGGGTTGATTCCTCGATGCTCTAAATGCAATAAATTAAAAGATGCGAGGGCGCAAAAAGTCTTAGTAAAAGTAGAGGAAGAATTTACCAATGGAAATCCATTCTTAAAAGTTTTTAAGCAGTGGAATAAGGGAGATAAACTTCCAGGATGGGCAACTGGCCCCAGAATCCAAAGTTTTCTTGAAGATTGGAACAGAATGATGGGTTCCAATGCTTCCCGTGATGACCCACCAAAAAGCATAAGCGTTGCTAATCAGGGAATGATTTATTCCGAAAAACATAAAGGATGGGTCTACAGAGAAAAACGTATTACCTATAGGACTGAGTACATTCCCCATTGGATGTGCTGTAATTTCTCTTGTAAGGAGCCTAAAGTTTTTGATGTTGAAGATCGGTGTGACCTTGAAGTACTAGAAAAGGTGATAAGTAAAGGTTACATGAAAAAGGAAATCCGTGGGGGGGATGAAGAACAGTGGCTTGTATTTAATACCCTGTATGACGAACTACCAATAAATTTAATACTTCCTCATGATTTTCCTGAGATTGGCCCAGACCAGCTAAAACCTGTTCGGTGGCCTCATGCTAGAAAGTCATGGGCTTATGCTCAGGAGAGAATATACTTTGACCACAGCAAAAAAGGTGTGTTCGAGTGGCTTGGCACTGTCAACGAAGGAGGAGAGTACTACGAAAACGCTCAAATAAATACGAGGAGTGCTTTAAATTTACCTAAGTATATTGTTGGCACGTTCCAATCTAAGAAAGATTTTATTGCCGTGACTAAAGATTTAAAAGATAATTACAGCTTTGCATTGGTAGATGCCTTAATGCTAGAAGGCAAGGCTGGAAGTAAACCTAGGATTCAGTTTGCAGATACTAGCGACGAAGATCACTTGGCATGACTACCTGGAAACACTGTGAGCGTATGGTTGCTAAACTTCTGGGTGGCGTTCGTACTGGTTGTAATGGTGAAAGTCGTAGGGATATTGAACACCCACGTTGGAGTGTAGAGGTGAAGCATAGGAAAGAACTTCCCAAATGGATACATGAAGCGTATAATCAAGCTGACTTAGAGAAGGAACATCGCATCCCAATCGTTGTACTCCACCAAAAAGGTGAGAAGTACGACGATTGTTATGTACTAACGAAGTTACATTACTTTAAGGAAATTACTGATGCTGAGTGAAATTGAAAGAAAGTTACAAAGACCTTTTCCACCATTGCAATTAGAATGGAAACCAGGAAAGGGCGGTAAGGGGGATTTTGCTCACTTAACCGCGAGGCATGTACAGAATCGTTTGGATCAAGTTTTTGGTCTAGCTGGTTGGCAAACAACTTTCGAGTTTATGGGGGGTAGAATGATTTGCAACCTATCAGTCCTTATTGATGGTAACTGGGTAGCAAAAGCAGATGGCGCTGGCGATACTGATATTGAAGGCGACAAAGGCGGTATATCAAGCGCCTTTAAACGAGCGGCTGTGCATCTCGGTATAGGCAGGTACTTGTACCATAAAGAGGCTTTCGATAGGAGCAGGACTCCTGCTGTCTGGGCTACGCCAGAAGGTTTTGATGAGTTGATGGATGAAAGAGCGCTTGGAGAGGAAGAAACAAGTGTATAACATTAGCCAAACCAGCCTTGACGCATACAACAGTGTGAACAAAGGTGACGATACTTTGTACGGGGCCGTTATAGAAGCATTAGAGATGGCTTCATTTTGTGATATAGATGAGGGATTAACCTGTGATGAGATTGAAGTTATGTTGGAAGCTAGGCATCAGAGTGTCTCATCCCGAATCAGACATGGTGTAAAGAATGATCTTGTTATTAACAGTGGCAAGAAACGTAAAACCCGTTCAGGCAGGAACGCAATAGTCTGGACAATTATGAGGGAAGACGATGACCAAGAAACTCAAGACTAAAGCACAAGTACGGTCTGATGCTGAACTGATGGGTGACGCAACGACTAAACTCAAGGAAGCTACCAGCGCATTCTATGGAGAGTATTATAATTGGGACTATAACTATTCCAGTATCGGAATGCAGTATTACGAAAAACTAAAAGACGCTTGCGAAAAGCTAGACTTTGCCACTAAAAGAGCAGACAAGAAGTATGTCGGTAGTGATAAGATTGATTGGAAGACAACAACTCACGAATGCCAATATGCGGAGATGTCTAGTAATGTTGACTGAGTACCAAAAGTTTATCCATAAGAGTAGGTACGCACGTTATCTAGACTCTGAATCTAGGCGGGAGACTTGGGAAGAGACAGTACAAAGGTATTGTGACTTTTGGGAAAGACCACTACCTGATGAAGTCAAGCAAGCAATCTTGGACATGGAAATAATGCCAAGCATGAGAGCGCTGATGACTGCTGGGCCAGCTTTAGCTAGGGATCATATGGCTGGTTATAACTGTAGCTTCATAGCTGTCGATCATGTAAGGGCATTCGATGAGAACCTCTACGTTCTACTATGTGGGACAGGTGTTGGCTTTAGTGTTGAGAGGCAGTTTATAAGTAAACTTCCTGACGT